TCCTGTCCGGTGATGCGCGGCCCCAGCCCGGACAGGAAGGCCAGCGCCTTGGCCGGGTCGACCATCAAGGGCGTGTTGAAGGCGCGCTGGGCGATTTGGGCGTGGTGCATCATGCGCCCTCCTCGGGGTCGGTTTTTTCGTCGCTGGTGACATCGGCCTCATCGTCTTTGGCGCTGTCCTGATCCGCATCTTTCGCGGTGCCTTCGCCCGGCCCCTGTGCGGGTGACCCGGGGCGGCGGAAGTCGAGGCCCAGCGCCAGTTCCCTCTTCCGCTCTGCAGCGATCTCCCGGTCGACCTGCTCGGCGTCGTAACCACGCTCGGCCAAGGCTTGCGTCCGAGACTTCAGGCCCGCCTCGATCTGCAGGATCTCGGCCGATGCGTCCTTCATCGGGTCAATCCAGTCCCATTTCGTCGGCAGCCAGGCGCAGGCCTGATACTGGCGGCGCTGGCTCTCATAGCCAGGCAGGTCCAGCGCACCCGTCAGCACGGCGGTGTCCATCCAGCGAACCCAGACCGCACGGCAGAGCTGGTAGACCAGCACGCCGTGCTGCCAAGCCGAAATACGGCGGCGGAATTCGATTAGGGACATCCGGGTGTTGGAGAAGTTCCCCTTGGCCGTGTCGCCGGTCAGGTAGCCATAGGGCACGCCCAGCGCCGCCGCGATCTGCAGCAGCGTGCGGTATTGAAACGGCTCATAAGTGCCGCCGGAGTCCGGGGTTGCCGGGGTCGAGACATCCTCGCCCGGATCCAGCCGCACCACCTGGCCGGGTTCAACCTCCAGATCCTCCTCGGTCGGTTCCAGCGGGGTTTCCGGGGCGGGCGAGGTGATAAACATCGCAAACATCGCCGCGATTTTCTTCCGCTCCAGCTCGGCGTCGTCATAGAGGTCGAGCGTGAACAGCTTGACGATGGCGGCGGCGAAGCGTGAGACCCCGCGCAGCTGCCCCGCCTCGACCGGGTCCAGCACATGGATCACATCGCCAGCCGGGACGCGGACGGTTTCCCCAGCCAGACCCGGATCGGTCAGATCACCGGGGTGGCGGCGCAGGAAGTGATAAGCGACGCGGCGGCCGATACCGTCGAACTCGATGCCCTGGCGGATCAACCCGGCGCCGGGCAGGGTGCTGTTCATGTCCAAGGGCAGCATTTCGGCGGGTAGCATCTGCAACTGAAGCGGAACAGTCAGTCCATCCTCCGCGCGGCGCGGCCGGATGCGGATGAACACCTCGCCAGAAAGGAATACCTCGCGCGCGGCCCGGCGCTGCAGCCCGTAGAAATCGGTCAGCCCCTCGGCATCGGCATCATCGGTCCACGCCAGCCATAGCGCCTGCAGCTCTTCCTTCTTTGCGGCATCAACGATGGTCGAGGAGGGTTTGATCCCATCGCCGACCACGTTGCTGGCGAAGCTTTCCATGGCGTTTGCTGCATAGCCATTGTTGCGGACCAGCCAGCGTGCCCGGGCGGTGATCGTGTCGCCCGAGGCTGCGATCAGCGTGTTCACATGGGCGCGGCTGGCCCGGAAACCCCGAAGCCGCCGGTGGGCTTGGGCCGCGTCAAACCCGCCTATGATACTTCCGATGCGCTGACGGAACGCTTCGAATGCCATCACAGACCCTTCGAGGCAACCGTGCCCCAGCGCCGACGACGTGGCGCGCCGGAGGTGGCTGTGGCAATCCGGGTTTCCAGATCGCTGATCGCGTTCGCCAGTTCCGCGTCCGAGCCATAGTTGATCGATTTGCCGTCATAGCTGACCGAGCGGACGCCCGCGTAACGGGCCTCCTGCAGCGCGGCCAACAGCGCGCGCATCCGTTCCAGATCCATCTCAATCCCTCATGAAGTTAGGTGTGTAGGCCCGACGTTTCCGCCGTGGCGTTGTCGGTGTCCCAGCCTTGGGCGGGGCGGGCGTGGTCGATTCTGAGGCCAAACCTTCGCCAACAGCCGAGGCGACTGCCGGTCGGGTTTCCACCCCGGCCTGCGCTTCCAGCCGCCGCCATGTCGCCTCATCCCAACGATCCGCGCCCATGATCCATGATGCCGACCGGGCGTAGACGCGGGTGTCGAGCGCCTCGTTGCGTTCCCGCATCTTTTGCCATTCCTGATGGGCATAACCGCGCTTGTTGCGCACCGTGACCAGCTGTTCGGCCACCAGCTGCTTCAGCCATTCAGTGTCGATCCAGTCGGGCAAGTGCACGGTGCCGGGGGCGTCAAGTGCGCCCAGCGCGCGGTCCTCATCGGAAGGGCGTTCCAGCCGCAGGAAGCGGTAGGTCTCGGTCTTGAACGTCGCCGTGGCCACCGACCACAGCCGCGCGCCCCGGCGCAGGCGCTTGCCGCCGATGGTGACGTCGACGAAGGTGGGCCCCGACACCGGCGTGGCGCGGTTGAAGCCCTCAAGGCCCTTGATGGGGCAAACCTGATCAAAGCCCTGTTTCCGCGCCCATGCGTAAACCGCCGGGGCCTCATAACCGGTGTCGATGGCCAGCTTGCCGATCACCATCACCGCGCCATTCGCGCAGGTCCATGTCCGACCGAGCAAGGCCGTCAGCTTGTCCCAGCAGGCCGGATCGTCAGGGCCACCGGCAATGACGATGTGATCGACCAGCCAGGACTCCAGCCCTCGACCCCAAGCCCAAACATCAACCTCGATGCGATCCTTCTGCACGTCCACGCCAGCCGTCAGGAACAGACCACCGACGGGGATTTGCACGCCCGCGTAGCTTTCGCGCCGTTCCGCCAGCCGCTGCCATTCCGGCGCGTCGCCGCTTTCGACCCATGTTTCGCCCAGAAGCGTGTTGAGGGCGACGCGCAGCATCTCTTCCGAACCCTGCGCCGCCAGCCATTCGCGGGCGACCTGCTGCCAGCTTTTCCAGCCCAGCGGCTAATAGAGCGCGGAGATGTGGAAGCCGATCGAATGCGGATCGACCGACACTGCTGTTGCGCGCCATTCGCCATTTTTCAGCATCTGCGTCTTGTGATGCTCGGCGATGGGTTTTTCGCAGCCTTCGCAATGATAGGCGGCGGTGTCAGGCCGCCCTTTGACCCAGCGAAGACGTTCGAATTGCAGCCATTGCATATGGCCACAGTGGGGGCAGGGCACGAAATACCGCCGCTGGTCCGAGGCATCGAACTCGCGCTCGATCCGCGACAATCCCCGGATGGTCGGGGTCGAGACCATGAACACCTTGCGCCGGTGCGAGAAGGTGGTGGTGCGAGCCTCGGCCAGTGTGACCGGGTCGCCTTCTTCGTCGGCCGAGGCTGGATAGGCGTCCACCTCGTCGAGAAAGATGTAGCGCGCGGGCATCGACCGCAGACCGGTGGCAGAGTTGGCACCGGTCAGCACCAGGATGCCGCCCGGGAATTCCTTTGACAGCATCGAATTGCCCGCGTCGCGCGACCGGGCGGGGTTGACGCGCTCGCGCAGCGCAGGGGACTCAGAAATCAGAGGGTCCAGCCGACCGCGTGACGTGCGCTTGGCCAGTTCCAAGGATGGCAATACCGCCAACATCGGCCCCGGCGCGTGATGGATGACGAAACCGATCCAGTTGTTGCCAGCCTCGGTTGCGCCGACCTGTGCCGCCTTCATGAAGGTGACGCGTTGCGCCGGGTGCCGCGGCGACAGCGCATCCATGATCTGGCGAAGGTAAGGCGCGCGAGCCGTGCGATAGCGCCCCGGTTCGGCAGCACCACGCGACGATAGCCAGCGGTGTTGATCCGCCCATTCCGACACCGTCAGGTCCGGATCAGGCCGAATGCCCTTGCGCCAGGAGCGCAGGATGTCCTCGGCCCCGTCAAAGCCAAGGTCGAGGTCTGCAGTCAGGTCGTCCCTATCCGAGGCTGACGCGGAGATCGGCAAGGTCGTCGAGGTGCTGTCTGACATGGGCTTCCAACACCCTCTGCAGGATCGCGGCCTCTATGATCACTGTCGTGCCGGTTTGTTTCTCCACCTCCGCTGCCACTTCGGCCGCCATCAGCGCCGCCACTCTGCTGGGCCAGGTGACCCAAGTGTCGCGTTCCTGGCGGGCCAACCGGAAGACCAGCGCTTCGGCGCGGGCGCGATCAACCAGCGTGCCCTTCTTCTTCTGGATGCCCAGCTGCTTGTCCTGTGCCTGGTAGACGGTCAGCGCGGTCCGGGCTTTCAGGTAGGACGAGCTGTCAGCCGGGCCGGAAAATCCACTGTCACCACCCGTGCTGCGCCGCTGCTGGTCGGGGTCGGTCATGTCGGCGCGGCGCACATCGGACGCGGCCGCGTTGATCGACCCGTCGCTGTACACCACCAGCCGACTAGCGCGGCGCGCCTTCTGGATCGCCCCACGCGAGAGGCCGGAATGGGCGGAATACTCCCGCTCGGACATACCTTCCATGGCGATTGAATGGACCTCAAGTTATTGGAAATAAACAGAAATATTGATCTTATTCAGTTGATTACACTCCCGCGTAGAGCGATTCTG